ACGACACGATGCGAACTGGCCAGATGGACGCGATTGATGAAGTCGTGGCCATCGACCTTTCGCGCCGGCATCGACGGCATTTGAGTCATGATGCGTCTCCGTTGAACATTTGCGTTTGTGTCTTCTTTGGCTCTTGAGGGATCAGCCGATCTACGCGACATGTTTCCACGCTTGCCGCAGCACAATCTTTGAAAGCGTTGCCGCCGAGATTTTGAATTGCTTGGCAACGTGCACCTGTACGGCACCGCTAGCGCATCGCCTTCGAATCTCAGCTACATCTGACTCCGATAACTTCGATTGATGATTGCGGCTTCCGTACAGTGAACGGCCGTGGCGTTTTTTGTCAGCCTTGCTGATGAACTTCGCGTCTTGGGTGGGCGTGATCATTTGGCGGCTCCTTGTTCGATGGCTTGGCGCTTGGCTTCCCAGTCGGCGTGTAGTTCCGTGAAGGTGTTGACTGTGAATCTCGGCGGGAAGATTGCGCCATTCTCTTGGGCGAAGATGTCAAAGCCCGTAGCAGCCTCGACACCTTCCGACTTCATCACCGATTCTTTGCGCCCCTTGAATCGGTTGTGGCATTTGTCAGACAGGCCGCGCCCAATCGGGCTGGCCTTCTCGCCGCATTCGGCGCCACCGCAAAGGCACTCGCCGCTCTTTTGGTGCGCGATGTACCTGTCTCGAACTTCGGGCGAAAGTTCCGCCCGGCGAACCTTCGGGACACTTCTCTTCACTGCCTTACGCATATCCCCCTCCTCGGCCTGCTTTGATTTAAGCAACTTCATCAGCGTCCTCCGGCGGAAAGCTCGCGCTCGGCGGCCTCGATGCGGCCGGCGCGACAGGAGATTGGCCATTTGTGGCCGAGATGAAACGCGAGAACGCTTCGTCGGTGGTGTAGCGTTTGCCCCCCACGGCGAAGCTCTCCAGCCTGTGGCCTCGGCAGCCGCGAAGCACCCAGCGCCAGGCGGTGGAGATATGCACCCTTTGCATCCGCGCCAACTCGGCGAGACTTCGGCGCGTTTCGCCAAGCAACAATTGCGATGACATTACTATGTTCCTCTCTGACAACATGATTGACCCGCGTGCCATTGCTGCATCTCCAAAGGTGAGGGACTCTTAGCGCGAATCCTTCAACACTCCTTCGACGCTTTGTTAACAATGAAAGGCAACGTGATCCGTCAAACCCCGGCCACTCTTTTGAGCGACCGCCTTGAGCGTTGCAGTTGGGTGAAGGATAGCGTGAAGAATGTACACGTCAATAGAAACATGTAGAAGTTTGTACAAGAATCACGATTGATTTAGCGCAAGTCAAATGTCTGTCGATAGTTGCAGCGAATGGAATTTCGTGTAATTTTCCAAGGCATGGCCAAGCAATACGAATCCACTGACATCGATATCAAAGAACTGAAGGACTTGGCGGCGCAAATGAACGTCGCCGTCGAGGAAGCCGCGATGGCAGCCGGGCCAGAAGTCTATGGTGAAGTCCCGAATCTGGCGGATGATGCGATTGCCAAGGAAGCCCCGCAGCCGAATACCGACACGGCGGAAATTCCGTAGGTCACTCAACCAGCGGCGTGCCGTCGAATCGCGGCGGCTTGGCTGGGCAGGGTGCGCCAGACATTTTCCACTGCGCGAACTTCGCAGCACTTTGGCACGCCCGACAACCGGCTTTCTTGAGGGCGCACAGTTCGCCGGTGAAATGCTCGCAGCCTTGGCAGATGGCGGTGATGGCGACGTACTCTTCGGCGGTGCGTGGGCGACGCTTTGCTTGAGGCGTGGCCGGTGGCCGCGCGACTACTTCCCCTTGGCCTGAACCCCACCAACACGGCGCCGCCACTTGGCTGGTGCGATACTTCTTCCCGCACTGGGTGCAGATGTATGGGGCGGCTTCACTGACAACGCAATTTGCGGTGGTAAGGTTTAGCGGCACGTTAGGGGCAGTTCATCGTCAAGATGTTGTCGGAGAGGCTTGCGCCACAAGAGGACGGGCAGGGGCCGGTAGTCTCGGAACAGGAATCGGAATCATTTTCAACCAGCGTGGTATCGCCGCAGCAAGTTAGCGTTCCCGTGTAGTTAGCCCACGATGACACGTTGCACACCAGCGGAACCATCTCGCTTGACACGGTTTGATACTGCACCATCAGAATCACCAGGCGAAAGCATCCGTCCTTGAAAATTCTTAGATAAGCACTGATGTACAAGACGGAAGTGGAGGTAGCGCCTGCCGGGTAGTTCGGCGGATCAGGGCAGATGAATTCATCGTCCACCGCAGTGCATTCTCGCGACATGGAGGTGAAGCCGCAGAAGTCCGCAAGGAAGCAGTCGTCGTTGCACTCCGCCCAAAACGTATCTGGAGAAAACGGGCCATCTGTGAATGAACACATCAACTGGTATGGAGTCGGGTTGCACGCTCCGCCAGGGCCTAAAACCAACTCCAAGGGACTTGAAGGGCAAGCGTCGCAAGATTCAAAGCACGTGGTATCGTTATCTAAAATCGAGAACAGGATTGAGAACGTCGTGGCAGGGTCGAGAACCTTGCTGTCATAGGTTGCATCGGGGCAGAAGAAGTCATACTCGCACGGGCCGGGTGTTGGTTCCGGTGGAAAGGTTGACGTTGTACAACAGCAGTTGCCTAAACCTAATCCCACTACGCTTCACACTCCTTGCCGACTAGCTCCCAGTTCCCGTCGATGTAGGAAATGTGGCAGTCATAAGAGGCTTGCAAGTTCGCCAGGCGGCACTTGACGGTTCGCGTAAATCCGAAGGTTGTCCCGCTGGTGTCCTTCATTGTGACCGTGGCGTTCGATCCCTTGGCGACTAGCGACGCTGAGTTCGTGCCGAAGTAAATCCCCTGCTTCCCCTGCTGGATGACAAGCACTCGATCGGTGCTGCCTCCAGTGCCGACGCCGACAGTGATAAAGCCCGCCCGCCCGCGAAGCAGTTCATAGCTTGTCGGCTGTGGCCCCCACTCCTTGCCATAGGCCGGGGTTGTCGCGTCGTCATAGAGTGCGTAGACGGGATTCGAGAAGCCGAAGTAGCCAAAGCCGTAGCCAAGGTGTGCCGTCGTCGCGTTGTAGTTCACGATGTAGAGGGCGGCGTCGTCGCCTGTTGGCCGTCGCACTTTCAGCGTCCACTCGCCTTCCGTTTCAACGCCGAAAACTTCGCCGATGCCGAAGGCCGGGAATGTCTGGCCGCTGTCGTCAAACTTGTAGCGGAAGGGCTTTTCGAAGGCTGAGCCGCCAGGAAAGGTTGGTGACATGCCTGATTGCGCACCGCCGTTGACCATCGCCATAATGCGACGTGCTTGGTCCGGAGTGAATTGCGCGACATCAGTCATCAGCTATTCCAGGCAACGATTTTCACAATGCACGCCGCGGTATTCGCGAGAGCTCGAATCGTCTCACCGGATGCTACGACGAACATCGCTGGCGGTCCCTGGGGAAGCAGCTTAACAATCTCTTTCATCGTGCCGCCATCGCTCTTGCCGACTTCGACGTAGTTGGTCGCGTCCATATTCCAGAGAACAACCAAGCCCGGCGTGATGTCTACGAAGGTGATGTTTTCTTCGGACGTACCGATCGACTGAGTAAAGTCAGCGCCGCCAATTGCGGCCTGCGTCAAATTGAATTGGCGACCAGGGATGTAGTTGTGACGGAAGACGCCATTCGTGCACGTCACCTGAAGCGTGATTGAAATTTCATTGGCCATGCCTATTGACTCCAGTATTGAAGCAGCGGCGAAAATGGCCTGCTGCGTAGAGTTCGAACGTAGATGGATTCGGGGTCGGTGTTGGCCGCCTTAAAGAAGCCCTCTCCGTCCAGGTTGTGCATTTCATTTCCGTAGATCGCCGCGCCAGTCCAAGGCTTGCCGTCTTTATCAAGACTGCCGCGGTCAAGGATTTCCCTGATCCAGGTTCCACGCTTGTAATGAACCTCAAACGAGCCGACCCAGTACGACCCCTGTGGCCCGCCTCGCGCAATCTGAAATCGCGGTGGCGGCATTCGAAGCGTGGCGACTTCGCACAAGCGGCCCGCGATCGTTACCGCATCGGTGTTGATGCAGTCATCTGAATACTGTTCTTCGATATAAAGCTGATCAGAGATTGCCACATTCTTGGTGAAGTTATACGTCCTGATGTGCAACTCTTCTTCGAGCGGCGGATCAGTGAACTTCTGCTTCGCAGAGTTGCGCACGCAAATGAACTGGTTGTCCTCGCTCATGTCATCCGTGATGGTTGACAGAGCGCCGGCAACCGCAAATGCGGTGTCAACCACCCGATTGATCGAGCGGCTTCCAATCTGAAGATCAACCGGCTTTAGAAGCGGGTTTTCGCGGTAGGCTGGATTGCCTGGATCTGGATTGCTTTGGTCACCGGATGGCTTGCTGTTGTAGGTTAATGTGCAACGCCAGACGAAAGGATTTCTTTCGTCTTGAACGCAATCGATCGACTCAAGAATCAGATCGATACGAACGTAACCCAAGAAATCAAACCAGCCGCCAACGGTCGGCAAGCCTGGCGTGTAGGCGATTTGCGTAGGGCTGTAGTAGCGATTGTCGGCAATCACGACAGCAACGAGGGTTTCCGAGTCGGAGTCGATGCTCACTACTCCGCTTCGTCCTCGCTCGACGCCTTTTACATAGTTTGCCATTAGCCTGACACCGGAACAAAGTTCCAGCCCTCCACGCTCTTGGCAATCTTGCCAAGTAGCGTCTCCGACTTCTTAGCGAGGTCATTGGCCTTCTTTTGTTCCGACACCATTTGCTGCTGCGCATTCGTAGCGGCATAGGCGGCGGCTGATCCAGCCTCTAACGCCCCGGCTCCCTTGCCGCTTGCTGTTAGTGCTTCAGGCTTAAAGTTGGCAGCCCATTTCTCTAGCTCGTCCATGCCCTTGAATAGATTCATGGCGCCGCTACCAACTCCTGCGCCAATGCCCTTTGCTCCATCCCATAGACCGCCAAGATTCTTGGAAATGGCATCCTTTCGGGACTTCTCAAATGCAGCATCCGCATCAGCTTTTTGCTTGTCTTTTAGTTGTCTCTCTTTGAGTTGATTGTCGAGTTTGTTCGATCTCTCATTGGACGCTCCGAGTTCATTGACGGAGGCAAAGCCATCCATGCCGATCGGACCAACGGCGGCCTTGAATAGTCCGCCTATCAAAGAACTGCTTCCGCCCATCGACGCACCGCCAACTTGCCCAGCAATCTGCGAAGCGTTAGTCAGGTAATCGCCGCTGAATTGAACGATGGCTTCCATGCGCGACGCGATCTTGTCTAATGCGCCGCCATCCGCCGCAAGGCTTGACACGAGTTCGGCGACGCTCTTTGCAGCCTTCTCTAGCGCGGGCGCGAAAGAACTGACGAGCGTGTCACCAATGACTTCGAATTGCTTGTAAACGTCCGAGAGCGCATCATCAGCCTTGTCCATCCGATCAAGCAGACCGGCGTCGAGAACGATACCCAGTCGCTCCGCTTCCTTGACTGCATTCGCGAGGCCAGCGCTGCCTTGGCGACTCAGTAGGTCGATTGACTTAAATGCCTTGCCGAAGATGTCCTCGCCAGCCGCCTGCCTCTCTGCGGGATTTGTGATCTTGTTCAGGGCGTCGAAGATCGAGCCCATCTGACCAGCCGCAGTGAGTTGCGAGAGCTTCGAAATCGAAAGCCCGATGCGGCTAAAAGGGTCTTCTTTCCCTCCTCCGATCGTGCTGCGCATCTTGCTTAATGCCAGCGTGAGAGCTTCGATATTCGATCCAGCCATTCGAGCGGCGCGACCGTATGCCGTGAGCTCACTGGTGGTCAGGTCGAACTGCTCGGCCACATCCTTAAGCTGTCCCATCCTTTCAGCGCTGGCTGAAAACGCATCAAGGCCCACCCTCGCAAGCGAGACGACTTGATTGAAGACGCCAATGGCTTTACTAACGGCAGTGAACGCTAAGTCCATCGCGGTCAGCGCGACGTTAATCTTGGAAACCTTGAGCAAGTCCGTGAGCGTGTTGCCGATCGCCTTTTGCGCGCCGGAGTTATCCCCCGTTATCACAATGCCGATTTTGCTTAGCTGACTGGACACGCGCAAACGCCTTTAGGACGGAAACGATTTCCTCTGGTGATTGGTCTTCTTGTTCTTCCTTGATTGGCTCTTTCCCGTAGTCAGGTAGGAAAAGATCATTGAATTCAAGTGGCCCTGGATCTTTGGCTAGCGACCCTTGCCACAAAGCGATTCGCCACTGAACGTAGACGGCCTGCCTTGCAGTAAGCGGCTCCATGCCACCGATGACCCTGCTAAACCTTCTCCATTGATCGACTTGATGCGCTGGCCAATTTTCGACTGCTTCAATGGACGGTTCGCCGAAATGCCATGCCAGCGACATGAGATCCAGACTTAAACCGTCCTCGGTCAGTTTCCCTCTGTGTGTTTTCCTAAGCAGTTGCTCGCGACTGAATCAGAGATCGCAAGGATCAATTCAGCCGGAAGGTCACTGCTGACTTCTTCGAGGTTGTCAGTCGAATAAGGGCGATTGCCGTTTTGATCGAGCGCCGCCAAGGCAACGAGCATCACGCATTGCTTTTCGCGGTCCTCTTCATGCTTTCGCACCTCAGTCAATTCCTTGAGTGAGATGCGGCGCAAGTTGATCTTTCCGGCATAGCCTGGCACTTCGATCGTGTAGTTCTGTGGCGTTACGCCCAATTTGCTCATGGATTAAGTCGCGAAAGTGAGTAGAGAAGTGGGGCGGGCGGTCACGGTTGCCGTCAGTTCGCCCTTGGGAGTCATGTCGCCAGGATCGTGTGAGTTGAAGTAGCCGGTAAAGGTGCAGGTATTAGCGCCAGAGTTGCCGGGAGGAACTACCTGGAACTTCACGCCACGTACGCCAAGGTTCGCCGAGAACTGCTGATGACCAGCCAAATCCGGATCCCAAGAGAGGTCGAACGAGATGTTGTCGTTATCAACCAACTCGTCAGGGATGTACTCGACGAAGGTGCTGTCCAGGCAGGTGACATCCACGTCACCCATCATGCTTTTTGGAATCTTGACGCGCTTAACTTGCGCGACGACCGTAAAAGACGTGCCGCCCGCCAAGTCAATTTGCAGGATCGTCCCCTTACCAACATCCTTTGCCATAACTCATCTCCTAAAGCCCGCCGTGAATAACCTCCACGCGGACGGTTGCTGTTTCTTCGGGTTGATCTGATCCGGGTGGAATGATGTCGTAGTCGTTGTCGCAGTCCGTCGCGTCGCAGCACTTGACCGTGCGCGAGCCCATCGAGCCGCGCAAACCAATCAAGGCCGCTTTCACTTCAATGGCAATCGCGTCCGCACCTTCTTGAGTTGCAGCACGACACGCCACGTCGAAGTAGGTCGTATTGATTCCGTGCGATCCGAGATCATCGAGGCAAAGTTCCTCGGGCTGCTCTCCGGTGCGCGTGAAGGCGATGTACGGGACTGGGTAGGTTTCAGGGATTGGAAGCTGAACGATGCGGGTGCTCACCAAGTTGGTGATCGCGGTGATGCTCGCGAGGTAGGCGCGAAAGTCGGCAAGGACGCTAGCCATTTAAGGTTGCCTCCTTGATCGACTGCTCTAGTGAGGCGACAGCGGCAGCGTTGGCGCGAGAGGCGTTGTGCTGGACCACCTTGGCCATCGAGTGACGAGCCTTAGAGCCGGGATGCTTGACCGTGTTTCGCCGGCCGTAGGGAAAGTTGGTTTCGATGTTGTGGGCTTTGGCGCCCCCTTCGACTAAGTGCAAGTAGTGAGCGGGATTCACCGAGTTGGCTTTTCCGCCAGCGCGCCAAGTCACCTTTTTCATATTGGGACTAGCGAGGGCTTTACCGAGTTGCTTCGCCGTAGTCGTGACTTTGAATTTGCCGGTCTTTTGATTCTTGAAAAGCGCCGCGCCTTTGACGTTCTTAGCGCCCACCTTGGCCATGTACTCGCCCTTTTTCTTGGGCTTCCAAACCTTGAACGAGATTGATTTCTTGAGCAGACCAGAGCGGATTGGGACTTCTCGCTTGAGTCCGTCGCGGAAGATTTTGCACATTCCGGTAAGGGCTTTGCGCATCCCTTTATTGGCCAGCGATTTCTTGATCGAGCCGAGTTGGCTGGAGAGTTTTTTGAGATCAGTCGCATCGACTTTGACGGATAACATCAGGTGACTCCCGATGATTCGTCGCGAGCGACAACCAAGACGAGTTCCGCGTTATCCAGGTCCGATTCATCGCGGCTGATGACGTGATAGACCTCAGAGCCGCGAAGCAATCGCCACTTCACAGCAATCGTTGACATATCCACTTTGAGCATTTCGATGCTGTAGGTGGGTAGGTACTTTGTGATCCCGCCAACATCGGTTTCCGTGCCGCCAAGGAATCGCATTCGAACGTAGCCGGTTCCCTGAGTTGTCCAGGTCTTTGCGGGCCGGCCAGTCGCATCGAGCGCACCATCACTAGGCGACTGAAATGCCACCAACTGCGTTCGCCTTCCAGCGGTCAACACTCTTCCGGGCATTAGGCTGCTCCGGAGTAGTTGGTAAAGTCGTCGCCGATTTTGAATGGCAGCCAGAACAGGTCGTAGTCGAACGCCTTGGACATGCCGCCCGGTGCGATTGAAGCCCGGTTCTCGAACATGTTCGCGATAGCAATCAGCAAAGCCTGCTGAATCGCCTTAAACTCGCCGGCTCGGCCTGTAGCAAGTGCCGCTGCTGCGTTCGCTCCGTAGCCAGCAACGTAGGTGATCGTAATGGCGTTCATCTGGTATCGAGCGGTTGGCCATACTTCGCCGTATGCGGGCGCGACCCTTGCGATATCGCCAGACAAGTCCGTCTGATAGTCACTGCTCGACCATGTTTGAGTGGCGCCAGCCGAATCGACGTATTGAATCGACGTGATTGACGCCACTGGTCCCCTGGGTAGCGAAATCCAGGGTGATTGCCCATCACAAGAGAACCACGAATCGAGTTTGAGAACCCAAGTCTGGTTCAGGATTGAACGGCCCGTGCGCTCTTCGAAAAGAGATCGAGCCGTTTTCACCAGATTGTCAATGAGCGTGTCTTCGCCACTGCCAGTAACCCGCAGCTGGGCTTTCGCTTCGCTGGTGGTTAGAGGCTCGGCAGCGGCGTCGGTTGATCTGACGAGGCTGTAGGGCATGACTACGCCGTGGTAGTGGCGAGCTGGGTCGAGTTGCCGACGGGGTTAGCACGCAACAGAGTGACCGTCGAAGAAAGCGACAGGTTGCCCGAGTTGTTTGCTGAGGTCAGCGTCAATCGCACGTATCGCTTGTGGCCCAAGTATCCGATCTTGGCAACTTTCGTTTCCGAGTCGAATTGCAGAGCCATGCCCGCTTCGGTGCCAACGAGATACTCGTCAGCCACGGCAGTTGCCGGCGACATGCCGGAGTCGTCGCTGTCTTCAAGCAGTGCGGTAATCGTCGTGTCAGCGTCCGCCGCTGCGTGAACGTGAACCGCAAAGTTAACGCCCAATGCGTTTGCGGTATCGATGATTCCGCTAACAAACGGCGTGTTGTCGGTCACATTCGCGTAGGCGTGAGCCTGCTTAATCGTGCGGGTATTCGTAATATCGAGTCTGGCCATTTCCAATCTCCTTGAGTGTCAAAAAGAAATCACAACCAGACTTAGGAGGTCTTGAGTTGGAGGTATTTGATGGGGTCCGTTCCGGCATCGATCAGATTGCCGTCAACGCGCTCAAAGGCAACGAATCCGGTCTGATCCACGTCGCGATAACGCTCGTTCATCCGGTACATGCGGACTTGGCCGGCGCGACGGATGTAGTATTTGGTGAGCTGACCGAATGCGATGATCTTGGTGGAGATCGTCATCGTCGAAGGAAACGCTTGGTTGATGAAAACCGGGTAGGTCTTCCCGCCGCAGCGGAGTTGCTCGGTCATGTTCGGGTCAGTTCCGTTGACCCAGAGGAACACGCCGTTGGAGTCGGTCAGGATTCGGCATTGAGCCATGATCGCGTCGTGCATCATGAATCCCGCGCCGGGTTGATTGCGGTAAGCGGGGTCAACCGAGTAAACGAGTCGCTCAATTTCGGATCGAGTGAACGCAGTCTGCGATGCCGCTTCAACGCCTTGGCTTGCCTTCGTGAGAAGGCCGTAAGGCTTGCCAGCGCCATCGCCTTGAGCAAAGGCCGCCTCGGTCGTCACGTTGATGCGACGAGCTAAGGCTTCCATCAGGTAGCCAGAGAGGTCAAACCCTGCATCCTGGAGCAACTCTTCCGGCACAAGAACCGGATTGCTGGTGCATTTGTGGGCATAGAGCATCACCTGGTTGAAAGACGGATCAGCCGCAGTGCCCGCAGTGCTTTCGCCAATCCACGAGCCGGAATTCGCGATGTCAGACACGGTTGGAATCGGCAAAGGCTCGCCACCGGTCGTGACGATCGTACGCGCCGCTTGGCGCATCGTGCCGTAAGATGTCATATCGATTTCCACTCCCATTGCCTGGAGTGGATTGACCACAGCGCCGCCCTTGACGAAGTTCATTGCGGAAAGCGTTCGGCTTTCCCAATCGAAGCTCATCAGGTCTCGGCGGGCAGATTCGACGCTCTTGCTGTAAAAGAGCTGACGCTTGGCGATTTCGGCATAAAACCGGCCAGCCGTGGCAGGTTCCGGCGTGATGGCAACCTCGTCGCCGAAGTCCATCCCGGTCGATCGCATTGCCTCTTTTTCGTCTTCGCTGGCATAGCGCCGACCGCGAAGGAAGCCACGGAAAGCAAGCTCTTTTTGCAGTTCAGTCTTGGGGTCAAGCGCGTCTCGCTTGCCGAAACCAAGGCCGTGGGGATTGATTCCGCGCTTCTGCTCCTGCTTGAACTTGTCAAGCATCGCATCCATTTCGGCGGCTTTGGCGAATCGATCGCGGGCCGTGACTAGTTCGGCCTCGGTCGCGCTGATGTCGTCACTGAGCTTCTTGAAATTCTCTTCAGACTCGGCTGAATCCCAGCCGTTCTTCTCATGGTCGAACTTCTTGCGAGCCTCTTGGAGTTGGCCAAAAAGCAGGTCGCGTTTTTCCTGAATCGAGTCCAGTTGGGCGGACATGTCGTAATCTCCACGCTGCTGGGCCGTGGAGATACGAAAAAAGCTCGTCGTCATAACCCAACAGTTTTTGCTGTTGAAGGTTGGACGCGAGCTTTTTCAGCTGCCATTTCCAATAATAAGTTTTTCTGACGCCTTAAATCTTGCCTATTGACGTGAACAAGTCAAGTCGAGAATGAAGGAATCCATTTCCAAGGCTTTCCGGCGCAGCTCTTCGCGCATTTCCCGCTCAACATCTTCCCCGAGTTTCCTCATTTGCGCTGTGGTCGAGGAATATGCAGGCAAACTCACCGGGCCACATTCGAGCATGTCGATGTTCGTTACCCATCGCACTACCTGATCACCCTCGGCCTCTCGGTAGAACTCCATCGAGCCCATGAAGGACGAGCCTTTCACGTCTCGGCGGTTGATAAGTTCAAGCAAGTCGCGCGCATAGGAGGTGTTTGGCAAGTCGATCCGGTATCCAAGTCCGATTTCGTCTGCAAAAAGCTCAAGAGTACCGTTCGACCGGCGCCCTAAAACGAAGTGCGGATCATGGTTAAAACACGCAATAACGTCGTCTTTTTTGGCCAAAATCGCGTCAATTGCGGACCTTTTTACCCGTTCGACGAGTCGCGAGCTCATTCGAAATTCGGTCCCTGGGTCGCTCTTGCGGTACTCGATGACGGCATACCCACTGAGGCGACTCTTTCCGCCTTCCTCAGTAAGTTGCATCCGCGATTGATCGAAGTCAATGCAGCGTTTTTCGGTGGTCATGACTTAGCACTCCTCTTTCACGATTTCCCAAGGTCCGTTTGGTGAATCCGATTCTTCCCAGACTTCACGAGCCATGTATTTTTTGAAGTCATCGCCAATTGAGTTAGCTGGAATTGCTGCGATTCTGCATCGCAAATATCTAGGCCTTGGCCGCTGAATGTTTGTCACTTTAGCTACGGAAGTGAAGCCGGTTCCAGGCTCAAGACTTGCCTTACCTGCGCCGGATAACCACGCAATGGCGCCGCCGATTACTCCAAAAAGTCCTCGTCGTGTGATGTTGGTCATCTTCCTGCCTCCCATCGCTTGCAAATCTTATCCACTTGGCCAGCGATTGTAGCATCGTCCGCCTTCAGGTTTTCGAAGTCCGATAGCATCCTATCGACCATCTCCGGCGCGACGCCGAGCTTGATTGCATCCGTGCGATGGCTCGCCAGTCGGCCCTTGATCCAGTCGCAGAACCCTTGCGAGGTCTTCGCCTTGGTTCGGGCGTGATTAGTGACACCAAAGATGATTCGCAGGTCTTCAATCGACCGCTCTCCCGGTTCCTTGCCGGGCTCTTTCGGATCCTCTGGCGTCGGCGATTTGTTGTCGGCGCCACCACCCGACATGCCAAGTTCCGGCGCGGCGGCGTACACGTCACCACCTGGGCGCGGAGGCATGGATTCAGCCGCAAGGGCGTCATTGGGATTGAGAAACCCGCTGCGAATGCCGACTTGGTAAGCCTGATAGCGTTCGATCAGGTTCATTTGCAATAGCTTTTTGGTGTTGTGCTCGAGCTTAATCGCGTCCGATAGAAACTCATCTTCAGTGAGCAGCTTCATTTCATAGCCAGCAATCTCACGCGCCATGACCCGCGACAAGCAAGAGTCGTGATATTGTCGGTTCGCCTGCTCTTGGGAGTTGTAAGACGAGTAGCCAGGGACGCCGACCTTCGAAGGATTGATGCCGTAAAAGCTGCACACGTCGATCTTGGCTTGGTTGCGCAGGTTTGTTAGGTCAGCCTCGGTCGCGTCGAATGTGTTCTTCACCCACTTCACGCCGTCGCGCAGGATCACTGTGCGGAAGTGATTGTCGGGATTGGAGAACTTCGACTTGAAGCCCTCTTCCAGTGCGTCCGCCGCTTTCTTCGTCGTGCCATGTGGAACCTCAAGGAAGCCGCCTGCTTGCACGCCGTTTTTGAAGAATCGCGACGTGTAACGCTGCGCCGCGAGGGACATTCCGAACGTATCCCGCGCGAAACGGAGGATCTCGAGCCCCATCATGCCGTCAAAAGTCGGGCCTTTGATGTGCACCACGTCTTCAAACGGGATCGGAACCGGCGTTCCCGACGTGTTGTCGGTCGTTTCGTAGAAGTATTGCTCGCGGTTTCGCTGGGAATTGTCGCATTTAAGACACGTTTTCAGCGGGTCGAGCCACCACATAGCGACCGGATCACCGCCCTTTTTTCGCCTTTCGACGTAAGCGTAGGCATTTCCGGTAAGCAAAGCGCAGAAGATCATCGACGCGCGAAACTGAAAGTCCTCTTGGAAGGGGTTGGGCATCTTCGCCAAGAGCTTGAAAGATGGATGCTTCTTATCGACCTCCTTCCCGAACGTCTCTCCGCGATCATTTACCGATCGCTTGTAAGGTTCGAGAGGAAGATTGGCGATGTCTTCCGCGATCATGGAGACGATTTCCCACACCGCGGGGATTTGCAGCGCCGTCTCGGCGGTCACTGCTTCACCCGATGCAGACTCGATGCCGCCAAATAACCCGTCGATGAGGCGCGGATCGGTCAGCCCGTATCGAGGATTCTCGATGGACCTTTGCTCGAAAGTCCCAGCGACCCAAACGCCGCCAAGATCGGTGCTTTGCAACATCATCAGCCAATCTCCAGGGCGTTGTTCTCATAGAAGCTCTCTCGCGGTGAGCCCGCTTGAAGCACGCAGCGTTGAAGTCCCATTCCTAGTGCGACCATGCCGTCTATCTTCTCGCGACTCGATACCTTGCTCATCATCTCGGCGTCACCGACTTTGTGCGTTGCCACGTTGCCCGCCATCCACCGCAGGACCGGGTTGCCATCGTGAACCAAGTTGTGGTCGATGACCCTCGGGAGCAAAGTCGCGGCAACCGGCCCCATCGTGTTCATCGTCTGGGCAAACTCGACCATCGGGATTCCCTCTTGGTCGCACAATTGGAAGATCAGGGCGGCATAGCGAGGGTCATAGGCGACCTCTTGAACGTCGCCTTCTTGAGCGGCCTGGATGATAAAGCCAGCGATCACCTCGAAATCGATGCCAGCACCGGCGCAAACTGTGACATGCCCAGCCGCGATCCATTCGTTGAATAGCTGGCGGTTGTTTCTCTCTCGCTCGATTGCGTGAAATTCACTGATCCAGAAGTGCGGGCGGATGTCGTACTTGCCATCTTCGCGCGGGTAGACGCGAACGAATGCAGCCACGTCGTTGTTCCGTGCAACGTCTAAGCCAGCCCAGCAAGTATCACTTGCGACCGTCGTGAAGGCGCCGGCGCACTTGTCCCAGTCCGTCATTGGCAGCCAGCGTTCAGCCTGCTGAGTCCACTGATTGAGTCGGTAGCGGCGGAAGGTGGGCATAGAGCATCACCTGGTTGAAAGACGGATCAGCCGCAGTGCCCGCAGTGCTTTCGCCAATCCACGAGCCGGAATTCGCGATGTCAGACACGGTTGGAATCGG